GAAGTTATTTAACAACGTAGTTAAAAACTCAACTGTTTTACAAAAAGCAAACAACGCCACTACTGTAATAGCTGCTGGTATTATGAAATTATTTACAGGTTCTGTTAATACTACTTCAGTAGCTTTTAAAGGATTAAGAACAGCAATTGCTGCCACTGGAATAGGTTTACTAGTGGTGGGTGTTGGTGCTTTAGTAGCTAACTTTGATAAGATTAAATCAGCACTTTCAGGAGTTTCTAAGGCTGCAAATGACTTACAAAAAGCAACAGCTTTAAGAGTAGAGACTAGTCAAAAGGCTTTTGAATTATTAGAGTTACAGGAAAACTCTTTAAGAATGCAAGGTAAGACAGAGCGTGAAATTCTTAAAATGAAAATTGAAAAAGCTAAGGATATTAATAATAACTTACTTAATCAAATTAAAGCAAATAGAATACTTAATAAAGAGCGTATAGAAGGTGAGGAAAGAAATCAAAAAATATTACAAAAGACATTAGAATTATTATTAGTAGTGCCTAGAAGTTTAATAAAATTAAATGACTTAGCTATTAACGGCTTTGTAGAATTAACTAATAAAGTAACTCAAAGTGCGGTAGGTAAAAGGCTATTAGGTTTAGAACCTATTGAATTAGATGTTGATTTTACTGGCAAAGCAGATGAGATAATAGAAGGAATTACAAATTTTATATTTGACCCAGAGGAATTAAAAGAAGAGTCAGACAAAGAATTAGAAGAGTTAGAAATGGCTTTGGCTAGGCAAACATCTAGTTTAGATGGCTATAGATTCCAATTACAGGAAATGGATAAAAAAGCTGCTGAAACTAAAAAAACAGCAGATGATAAAGCACAAGACTTAGCAGATAAAAAAGCAGCAGAAGCTAGGGCTAAAACATTAGAAGAAAGAGCTAAGGAAGCACAAGACTTAGCAGACTTTTTACTAGCAAAAGAAGAGTTAGAAAATGAATATTTAGATAGTAAACTAAGTAAAGAACAGCAAGAGATAAATGCTGTCACTGATAAATATTTTAACCTATTAGAGTTAGCTAGGATAAATGGTCAAGATACTGCTTTACTAGAAGAGGCCCAAGGCTCTCAAATAAATGAAATTAGAAAGAAATATGCGGATGAGGAAATAGCAAGACAAAGAGCTATAGAAGATGCAAAGCTACAAACAGCAGCAGATACATTTGGTGCTTTAATTGCTTTAAATGAGTCTTTTTCTTCTAATGATGATAAACTATCTAGGGCTGCTTTTGAAAGAAATAAAAAACTACAAATAGCACAAGCCTTAATACAAACATATCAAGGAGCAAACGCTGCTTTTGCTGCTGGTGCTGCAAATCCAATTACAGTGGGTTTTCCAGCTTATCCAGGTATTATGGCTGCTTTAGCTGTTGCTGCTGGTTTAGCTAATGTAAATAATATTAGAAAACAAAAATATCAAGGAGGTAGCGGCGGTGGTGGTAGTACCGCTCCTAGTGGTGGTTATGGCGGCGGAGTTGGTGGAGGTGGTGAAGCTCCTACAATTGCACCAGCTAACACTAGTACACTAGTACCTCAAAACGACACTAGAGTATTTGTAACTGAAACAGATATTACAGCAACTCAAAACCAGGTGGCGGTAATACAAGGACAAGCAACTATAAGATAAAATAAATAATTATGAAAAATACAGAATTACTAGAATTAATAATAGACGAGGAAGATGAGTCTGGAGTAGATTACATTGCACTGGTAGACTCACCAGCAATAGAATCTGAGTGGATGGCTTTTAAAAAATTACAGTTTGAAGAAACATTTAACGACTACCCAGAGTCAGCATCTAACAACGCTAAGAAAGCAATTGAATACAAAGAAGAAAATAATATAGATTGTGGCACTAGAGTAGGTTGGACTAGAGCAAGACAGTTAGCTAATAAAGAAAAGATTAGTTGGGAGACAATAGGTAGGATGGCTAGTTTTAAAAGACATCAACAAAATAAAGACGTTCCTTATAGTGAGGGTTGTGGTGGTATTATGTGGGATGCCTGGGGTGGTGCTACTGGTATTAACTGGGCTATTGAAAAAATGAAAACTAAAGACAAATATAGACAGGTTTTCAAAATAGAGAATGAAGAAAAAAGAATAGTTAGTGGCTATTTTATGAAAGCTGATTTACCTATAATTAGACTAAATGAAGATAACGAAAAGTATTATGTTGTATTTAGAAGAGATACTATAGAAAAGATAGTAAACAAATTCTTTAAAAATGGTCTTAATGCTAACGTAAATCTAATGCACGATAACAACCTACAAGCTAAAGGTGTTTATGTAATAGAGTCTTTAATAATAGATTCTAAGAGAGGTATTAAAGCTCCTAAAGGTTTTGAAGATGCGCCAGATGGCAGTTGGTGGGGTTCTATGAGAGTAGAGAATGATGAGATTTGGGAGATGGTCAAAGATGGTTCTTTTAAAGGCTTTAGTGTAGAGGGTATGTTTGGACAAGCTAAGTCCATTAAATATCCTGTAAGTCTTATTAATAAGATTAGAGAGGTAGTAAAAAAATACATTCAAAAGAAAAAAGATAATTTTGTTAGTATGGTAATTAACAAAGACTTTGCTATTATAGATGATAGACTAGCGTACGCTTCTAAAGATATGGCTTTAAAAGCTGCTGAAGATTTAGGTATTGAAGGAATACACGAACACGAATACGAGGGCCAAATTTGGTATATGGTAGGTGAAACACATTCTTTAGATTTATACAAAAAATGCCCTCCAGGTCATATTAAGAAAAATGGTAAATGTGTTAAGAAATATTAATTTAAAAATAGTTGGTAGTAAATTGTTTAACTATCATTTATTTGTTATATATAATAGTATATAAAAAAATTATTTTATTATGAGTGAATTAAAAGAATTATTTAACGATATTAAAAACGTATTCAAAAACGAAGGTATTGATATTGAAAATGACTCTCAAGAATTTGCAGAAACTACTCAAGAATTAACAGAAGAAACTAAAGAAGAGACTACTGAAGAAACTAAAGAAAAGTTTGAAGATGTTGTTTTAGCTGATGGTACAGTTGCACAAGTTGAGCCAGATGTAACTTTAGGAGCTGCTGTTGTTGTTGAGGTTGATGGTGAGCTTTTACCAGCTCCAGATGGTGACCACGAACTTAGTGACGGTAGAAAAATATCTACTGAAGCTGGCGTAATCGTTGCTATTGAGGAAGCTGAAGAAGCACCAGAAGTTGAGGAAGAAGCAGAGACTGAAGAGGAAGAAGAAATGTCAGCACCTTTGACAGAAGCTCAGGAAAGAGAAGCTAAAAAGATTATCGAGTCTGTTGTAACTGAAAGAGTATTTTCTATGGAAGCTACTATCAGTGAGGAAAACAACGAACTTAAAAAAGAGATTAAAACTCTTAAAGACTCTTTTGCTAAACTTTTAGAATTAACTGAAAAGCTAATTACTGAGCCTGTTGGAAATGCAGTCGTTAAAAGAAACTCAGCGTTCAAAGCGTTGAAAAAAGAAAATAAAAAAGATATAATAAGTATCTTAAAAAATAAAAATATAATTAACTAAAAATTAAAAATTATGAGTTTTGATGTAAGTGCGCTACCAGCGTATACGGAACAAAATGCAATGGACTTAATTATTAAGTCGGTTGCTGGTGGAAGATTAGCGAACTACGCTAATATTCAAGATGGTGTGAAAGGACCAACTACAATAAATATCCTTTCTACAGATGTGGTTTTTCAGGCTGACGGATGTTCAAGAAGTGCAAGTGGTTCTACTACTTTATCTCAAAGAACAATTACTCCAGGTGCTGTTGCAATTCACGAAGATTTATGTATGACTGATTTAGCTGCTAAATATACAGCTGTAATGCTTAAAGCTGGTTTAACTGGTGAGAAAGAAGAGATTCCTTTTGAAGAGTTATATTTTGCTGATAAAGTTGCAAGATTACAAAAAGCTATCGAGGTTGCTGACTGGCAAGGAGATACTACTTCAGGTACTGCTAACTTATCTAAGTATGATGGATTAAATAAGATTATCGCTGCAGCTACTGCTGTTAATGGTAATCCTACTTCTATAGCTACAGGTACAGGTGTTACTGCTGCTAATGTTATTGGAATCTTTACAGGTATGGCTGAATTAATGCCAGAAGATATAATGGATGCTGACGATTTAAAACTATTCTGCGGAATGGACACTTTCTTAAAGTATCAAAAAGCTATTGCTGATGGTAACTATTTTCATTATGTAGTAGATGGTGAGTTTACTGCTGAGCTTCCTTTAATTGGATTCCCTAATGTAACTGTTTGTGCTACTCCAGGTCTTTCAGGTTTAACTAACGGTAACTGTTATTTAATGAGAGCATCTAATATTTATATTGGTGTTGATTTACCAGAGGAAGAGTCTAATGATGTTAGGTCTTGGTATGATGATAATGATAGAATTTATAAAGTAACTATGGCTTTTAGAAGAGGTGTGAATGTAGCATTTCCTGACCAGGTTGTTGAATTCTTATTAGTATAATATTAATGGGGGATTAAGTTCCCCCTTTTAAATAATTGTTAGCTGGAATGCTAACTAATTGAAAATTAAATAGTTATGAGTTGTGTATTAGCAGGTGGAATGGCGAGAGACTGTAGTGATTCTTTAGGTGGTATTGAGGAAGTCTTAATATCTGAAAGAGATAATATCACTGCATTTACTCAGTCAGGACACGAAATAAGTGCTATTACTCAAGCGGGAGCAACTAATTTTTATCGTTATAATTTAAAGAAAGAATCTGGTTCTGTTACTTCTACAGCAACTGTAGACCAAACAGCCGGTACTTCTTTTTATGATAATGTTTTAGCGTTTACAATTAATAAATTGACAGCTACTAAAACTAATGAGATAAAAATGTTAATGTTAGCTAGACTTGCAGTAATAGTAAAAGATAATAATGGTAAGTATTGGGCATTAGGTTTTGACCAGTTCGCTGAAGGTAGTTCTTTAGTAGCACAAACTGGACAGGCTTATGGTGATGCAAATCAATACCAAATTGAGTTGACTGATAAATCACAGTTACCTTGTTATGAAGTTCAAGCCTCTGTTGTGGCTGGTTTAACGATTGCTTAATCGTTCTTTGTTGTATGAAAGAGGGGGGTAAATTCCCCCTTTTTTTTAAATTTGTAAATTATGTTAAAGAAATCTTATATAGGTAAAACGATTCACACTAAAGGCTTTAAAGTTTTAGTATGTGAAGAGAATATAGAATTATTAAAAAAGTTAGAAATAACTGAAGTATTTGCAGAAAAGAAAAAAGCAAAGAAAGATGTTAGTGATAAATAAGAACGCTACTACAAATATAATTACTACTTTGTGGGAACTTTCTATTTTAGATGTTCCATATTATTTATTTGAGTTTGAGAGTGACCAAACTAAAAGAAAATATTATACAGTAATGACAGACTTAAGCACTAATAAAACTAGGTATAATGAATTTAATTTCATAGAAGGTAGTTTTGACCCTACTAATGGTAGTCTTATTTTAGGTTCTGCTGGCTTTTATAAGTACAAAGTTTACGAGCAATCAAACCCTTTTAATTTAACACCAGATGGACTTAATGTAGTAGAGCAGGGTAAAATGAAATTATTAGACTCTACATACCAACCTACATTTAATCAGCATACAGTTTCACCTACTACTAACGTAGTATATAATCCAGCGCAATGAGTATAAAACTAATTCCTATAAATTTTGGCGGTTATGAATTACCTGAGTTTAAAGAATCTAAAAAGGGTGACTGGTATGAATACGGCGTAGATAGACCATATAAAAATACTTATCCAGATTATCTAACTAAACTATATAATGAGTCTAGCAAACATAATCAAATTATTAATAGTAAAGTTAAGTTTATAGTTGGTCAAGGTTTTGTAGTAGATGAGAAACTATCGTTTACAGAAAAAGCTTATGTTGACGGCTTTCTAAGGATGCCTAATGAAGATGAGAATATTGATGAGCTAACATCTAAACTAGCAAAAGATAAAAAAGTTTATGGGGGTTTTAGCTTACAAGTTAGAATGTCTAAAAGTGGAAAGATAGCAGCTATTAACCACATAGATTTTTGTGATATTAGATGCGGAGTTGATAATGGTCTTTACTATTATACTGATGACTGGTCTGCTAGGAATCCCCAAAATAATGAAGATTATAAAATATTACAGCACTTTCCTTATGATGATACTGCACAAGCGGAAGTAGATTATTTAATATACTACAAAGAATATAGACCAGACTTAGGGGTCTATCCTATGCCAGACTACACTAGTGCTATACCTTACTTAGAGTCAGATGCTGAGATAGCAAACTTTACTTTACAAAACATCAAAAATAATCTTTCTGCGGGTTATGTGGTCTCGTTTAATAATGGTTCCCCAACAGATGAGGAAATGTCTCAAATAGAAAGAAGATTTAAAGACTATGCTACAGGAGCTGATAACGCTGGTAAACCTTTGCTATCATTTACTGACCAAAATAGCGACCATCCTCAAATACTACCTATTCCAGTAAACGGACAAGACGAAAGATTTATAAACCTAAATAACCAAATTAGAGAAGAAATATTTACAGCTCACGGTATTACTAGCCCTCAGCTTTTTGGAATTAAAGAAAATTCTGGATTAGGTAATAACGCTGATGAGATAGCAGTAGCTAGTCAATTATATCAAAACTTACAAATAGACCCAGAGCAAAAAGTATTTAACGAATTAATAAATTCAATACTTAACTTTAATGGTATTAGTGGACATCCAGTAAGACTACAGAAAATAGAGCCAGTACAAAGATATTTTAGTGAGACTGCTGTATTAGCAGTAATGACTCAGGATGAGATAAGAGAAAAAATAGGATTACCAGCTTTACAACCAGAACAAAGAGTAGAGTTGAAAAGTGATGAGGATGATATTATATTTAATCAGTTAGAAGTAACCGGACTAGATGCTAATAACTTAGAGGTGTTAAAAACTTATCATAAGCCTATTACTTGTATTAAAGATGCTAAAGAATTTGAAAAAGAAATAATTAACGAGTCTTTTGCTATTACAAGTATATTAACAGAATTAGAAAAAAGCGTATTATCTTTATTAATTAAGAACCCTACTCTTCCAATTACAGAATTAGCTAGTGCTTTAAAAGTAGAACAAACGTTAATTAGTGAGGCAGTGTCTAACTTATTTGAGGCTGGAGCTTTAGACAAAGATTTTAAACCTACTAAAGATGGTTTAGATAGTATTCAAAAACCAAAAGAAGAAACTTTTATAGTATATAAGTATGTAGAGCGACCAGATGCACCACCATTAAAAACACAAAGCAGACCATTCTGCAGAAGATTAATGTTGTTAGCTACTACTAGAAGATATACACTACAGCAATTAGAATTATTAACAAATGATTTTGGACAAACAGGAATTGATATATTTACTAAAAGAGGTGGTTGGTATCATAATTATGAGACAAATAAAACTACCCCTTACTGTAGACATATTTGGGAAATGCAAATAGTAAGATTAA